CAATTGTTGTTGGTCGACCTATTTGAGTATCTTTACTTCCTCCCCAATTTGACTCTGAAGTGTATGTTGCTGATCTATAATAATATTTGTCTTGTGATTCAACATATCTTATTACGTCTTCACAATATCTCCCTTTTCTACCCTTAAATTGAAAAAAGTATAATGATCCAGACAACCAATTATCAATAAAAGAATAATTTACGATTCCACCACAGAATAACTTACCGACTCTTTTTCTTCGACGATATTCTCTTAAAATTTCAAAAATTCTAATGTTTGTTTGACTACCCGGAATTATTTTAAAAATACCATTAGTAAATTCAGAAAATCCAGATGGTGTTATTGAAGTGTATCTCTCCCCATCAAATGACGAAACTAATTGATATCCACCATTATTAGTGATTTTAGTTGCGGTTATATCCATACCTGGTGTGTATGTTGATGAGGGGGTTCTTCCAGTTCCAATATAGTATGTAGAGACAATTGATTCGTCATATGGTATGTCATATAACTCACATCCATCCTCAAGTGGAACGGTAGACGAAAACGCATTTGATGAGGCGTTTAAGTTTCGTATTATTACTTCATATCCAAAATTTTCTTGGAACAATCCATTTGTATCTTCAAAAGTATATCCTGATGTTCCGCTATTATATGAAAAAATAGTTGTTCCTGTTAATGTTGTTCCATTTGAACCGTATGTTATAATATACGAGGATTGATTTGTTACAAAATTAGTTATGTTTGTTGGTGTTACGGCACTATAACATATATCACTCGGGTCTCCTGAAGCCGGATTCGAAAAAGTAAATCCAGAAGCAACTAAACTTCTATTTGATTGGTTATCGTTTCCTATAATAGTAACTTTACCAACTTCACAAAAGTCCGTAGAATTTCCAAGTCCTCCTTGTACACCTAATGAGTTTTCACCATTACACTCTTCACATTCAGGATACGCAATTAAATATAATTCTCTTTGTGAACCATCTTGTAATCTGTATGCAAATTTTTTAATTGGTCTATAAATAAATCTAGTTGGCCATTGGTCAAACGCACCTGCGAGATTATGGAATACGATTGCTAAAGTATTGAATAAAGTTAATAAAACAAGATTAACTAGATGTTCTATTAATAATAGAACGTCGGCAATTAATAATGTAAATGTGAAATTTTTCTTAGCAAAATTAACCGGTGGTGTAACAACATCGGCTGAACAATCTTCTTCTTCCGCCGGTACAATTTCTTTTATGCCAACATATCTATCATCACTAAATGAATTACCATTGTAATGTATATTTTGAAAAGAAGAAATTGTGTAAACTTTATTATATGTTACTCGATAAAAATAATCTCTTGGAAAGTATTGTCCCGATTGATTATATAAAATACCTCTATTTGAATCACTTCCAACCGCACTTGTTGGATAATCATCCCACGATGTTGAAAATGCATATGATTCATTTTGTTGTGTTGAATACTCTCTAATATTCGGAACGAGGTAAGATGCCGTTTTTCTAACTCTATCATTACCTTGATCATCTATTGAAAATCTAAATCTGTAACATGCTGCGGTAGGTATACCCTTATTTGGATCATTTGTGATTTCATTTTCACCAAATTCGTTAGTGTAAATAAACTCACTATTCATCGGTACTTCCATTACAAACGAACCATCTTCAGGAATATCTTCATCGATATCATACCTTTCGAGTATTGGACGTTTATTTATGTCTTTTTTGTGTGTAAATCTAATCGCTTCAATTTTTCCTGTTTTAGTTGTCAGGTCACACTTTCTACCCATTTTTCTTCTGGGTTGGCAATTTTTATTTAAAGAATTCTTACCCGTATCTGTATAAGTTCCACCAATTAAAAATGCTTTGGGTTCTATTTTAACCCCCTTATCTGATAAATCAAAATCTGTTCTTGTAATTCCTATTTGACACAAATCAATATTACCCCAAAATGGTACTATCTCAACTGTCTTATCAAAACTAACTATTTGTGGTAGGGAATCAATATCTTCAGACGACTTAAATGTGTAGGTGTTTTTAAACGCATCTTCACCCACTCCTTGTTTCATAAAATCATATGGTCTCAAGGAAAAACAACCGATATCAGATAAATCAATATCCACATGAATTTTTTGTAATCCCAATGGAACCCCCCATATCATAAAGTCACCAGCGTCATTGGTCTTTACGGTATACTTATAATATTTTTCATATACCTCTAAAACTTCTTCTCTATTGAGAACTTCCAATTGGTCGGGAAATGTTCCTGTTGGTTCATGTCCACCATGTTGTTTTCTTGATGGTAATAAATTATATCTGTAATTGTTTTCCTCGTTTCTTTCTGATGGGTCTTTAAATGGATATAAAGCCGAAATTACAGGGTCAATCGAATCCTCATCTGATAGTGGGATGAATATAGAAACTTTAGCGTTTGGTACTCCAAAACCATTATTTACGATAATTCTTCCACATACAACACCGTAATCTGAACAAAGTGAAGTATACGTGTCTTTCTGTGTAAACTTTAAAGACAAAATTTCCAATAAATCATAGTCTTGTTTTAATTCGACTGTGATGTTTTGGTCTTTACCAATATCTGTGTATATTCTATGTTTTTGTAGCATTCTTATAATAAATAGAAAGAGGTGGATTTTCTATTATTATAAACAAAAAACTAATTAAAATGTAGTCGTTCCTAAGGTTTTAATTCTTATCTTAATGTCCTTGTTAGGGAATCTAATTTGGAATATTTGGTTTGACTTCATGAATATGGTGTTATCACTTTGTTGTATCTCTTTGGTTGTGTTGTCTTTATAACTTTGTGAAACCTCAGATGATGAGTATTCTCCACCAATTTTTCCAAAAACTCTTAAATCTACAACGTTTACAACTCCCGATACATTGCCAATAGACTTTGACAAATCACCGACAAATAGAGGATCACCCATTTTACGTTTTTCTATTGCGAAGAAATCAACAATATTTTCAATCGCCGTCTTAATAACATCTGTTTGTGATGTGTTCTTATCTATAACTAAATCAACTTCTAATCCCATATCAATAACCTCACCACTCACAATGTCTAAATAATCGTTAATCATTCTAAATTCAGAAAGATAATTTAAAATATTATTTTTTAATGTATTGGATACGGTGTCAGTTAAATTACCACTTTCGTCATATGATAATAATTTGATTCTCACCTTATTATCTTCTTCCATTACATTTACCTTTGCAGGTGCACCAAATGTAGATGGCATTGTTTCTATTAATGATTTATAGTCATTTAACGTTACGGCTCTGTTTTGTGCTGCAAAATTATAAGCAACCATATTTCTTATTTCTTCAATAGTCGGTTGGTCTGCTCCACCAATTGCCGGTGTGATATTCGTTACCGATAAAGAATCCTCAACCTGTGTGTTAATAGTTGAATTTGGGCCTTGTATGTTAAATTCAACACTATCTACACTTGTAATAACATTAACCCCTAAATTGGAATCTTTACCCCCACCAATTCGATATTTCACGAATAGTGTTGAGTTTACTTTAGGTACTGAACCTAAAGACATGTTATTTAAAAAACTAGCAATGTTTACTTTCATATTACTAGTAATGTAGTTATCCAAATTATCTAATGGATTAACCGTTCCTGAACCGAAGGTTAATGAAAAATAACCTTCAGGAGTATATTCGGTTAAAAACTTATTAGATACCGGCATATAATCCCCCGCCTTAAAATTGTTCTTATCCGATACACTTGTTGTGTTTGGTATAAAAACCTTATCCTGCATTAATGATTTTACTTCATACCATTTATTAGTTGATGTAGTAAATTCTGTTGAGGTTGGATTAGCTCCGAATGTTGTACCGTCTTTATGTATCACAGAAACTACACCTAAAACATTTTGTTCAGGTAAATAAAGTTTTAAAAATGGTTTTTGGTCAACTTGATTAATTACCCTTCTGTAAATTCTTGTTACTCCGTTTACTACCGCCTCTCTTTTTGTAATTGTATATGATATTAAACTATTGTTACTATCAAAATTTGGAATCTTTAATCTGTTTGGTTCTCCTTTACTGTTGAATGGATTAGAAAAGTCTATGTCTTCTATAGTTTCAAATATTTGACCTCCGCCCGACACTTGAGCTCCACCTTTTAAAATTCCCAAATATCTTTCATCTTCTTTATCACCACGAACCGGAACATTAACTGAAAAATCACACAGAGCCACCGATGGTCTTACACCGGGTATTCTAATTCCGTAGGTCTTGGCAATGTGAAATAAAGATTGTCTTTGTTGAGCAAAATCCAAAATAGTTTCTTGCCAAACTCTATCTATATGGAAGTGTAAGTTATCCGCAACCGCAGCGTTTAAATCCAACAATACAGAAAATATAGATGCGTCATTGGTATTTTTTACCAAATCAGGATAATAATCGTTTGTTAAATTAACTAATTCTTGTCTTAGTCCCGCAAAATCTCTAGTTGCGTATGATATTTTTTTCGCCATTTTAAATGTTTATTATAATAAAGTCAGAGGATGAAAATGCTCCATTATTAACTGTATAATCAATTTTTACTTTAGCAGTATATGGTTTATTTGCTTGTTCTGAAACCCTAAATAATCTTTCATCTTCTTCTTGACTAAAAGATGTTGTCTCATCAGGGTCATTCTCTGCTGACATGATATTAATTGAGTTAATGTCTAAATTTGGAATATACTTTTTTACACCGTCCCTTATTTCTTCTTCGATTAAATTAAATGTAACCATGTCATTTTGGTCAAAAATGTACTCATAAATTCTCGTACCAAAATCAGGTAAAAAATATCTACTACCCTTCTTAGTTAAAAGAAGGTGAATTAGATTTGCTCTAACCTCTCTTTCAGGTGTTTCTGTCATTTTAACGAAATCACCAATTTGACTGTCTCTGAATGGAAAATCTATTCCGTATTTTATCGCCATATCTATAAATATAAACAATACTAAAATGGTAATAAATAAAAAACCCATCCGAAGATGGGTTTTAATGTAGTGTCTTGATATTCACCCCCTGTATTCTCAAAACCTGGAAGCCCAAGGTACGCCTTGTCGACAGTCATACTTTGAGGGAGTCTTCCATTATTTTTATGACCCACACCCCTCACATTCAAATGGAGAATCTGTAGGTTTTTCACTTGTCATTACCAATTCAGGAGTATTTTCACTAATGATTTGATTATTAGTTGGTGTCACCATTTTTTGTAGTGTTTCAACTGGTTTGGATGTTGAGGTATCAACACCTAATCCTTTAAGTGCGTCAACTGCTGCTCTCGTTCTCAAGTAATACATACCTGTCTTTAAACCTAATTTCCAACCGAATAAATGTGCCGCCAATAATTTAGGTTTAGTTGCGTTATCAATAAATAAATTTAATGATTGTGATTGGTCAATAAAGACACTTCTATTCGCCGCCATTTGTAAAACACGTTTTTGAGACATCTCCCAAACTGTTTTATAAACCTCTTTCATCTCAGTCGGAATCTCAGGAATATTTTGAACTGAACCATTTTCCATAATTAATTTATTCTTAATGGTATCGTTCCATAAACCTAATTTCAATAAATCGTTAACCAAGTGTTTGTTAATCATAACAAATTCACCACTTAATGTTCTTCTTGAGTAAAGATTAGTTGTGAATGGTTCAAACGCTTCGTTGTTACCTAAAATCTGTGCGGTAGATGCGGTCGGCATCGGAGCAACTAATAATGAGTTTCTAACACCAAAAGATTTCACTTCTTTTCTTAATGATTTCCAATCCCAACGACCTGATAAATCTTTATCCGACTTACCCCACATTTCATATTGAAAGATACCTTTCTCAATAGGTGATCCTTCAATAGATTCATATGGACCAAATTCTTTTGCCAAATCTTTAGAAGATGTCATAGCCGCAAAATAGATAGTTTCAAAAATATCTGTTTGTAAGGTATCTGCCGTCTCACTTTCAAATGGAATGTTTAACATACAGAAGACATCCGCCAATCCTTGTACACCTAAACCAACCGGTCTATGTTTAAAATTAGAACGTTTTGTTTCGTCTGTTGGGTAGAAATTTAAATCAATTACATTGTTTAAATTCTTTACGACTTGATATGTGTATTCATAAAGAACATCGTGATTAAACTCACCGTTTATAATATATTTTGGTAATGCGATTGACGCTAAATTACAAACCGCTTGTTCTGTTGGTGAACTGTACTCTAAAATCTCAGTACACAAATTTGAGGACTTAATGGTTCCTAAATTTTGTTGATTTGATTTATAGTTTGCCGGGTCCTTATATAACATATAAGGTGTTCCTGTTTCAATTTGTGAGGTTAAAATTGCATCCATTAACTTTCTTGCCTTAACCACTTTTCTCGCTCTACCTTCTTGTTCGTATTGTTCATATAAACAAGTAAACGCCTTGTCCGATGGTGAATCATAAACATCGGAAAGTCCTGGTGCTTCATCTGGTGAAAAAAGTGACCAATCTCCATCTTGTTCAACTCGTTGCATAAACAAATCAGGTGTCCACATTGCTAAGAATAAATCTCTGGCTCTCATTTCTTCTTTACCATGATTCTTTCTTAAATCAATAAATTCAAAAACATCGGAGTGCCATGGTTCAAGGTAAACTGCAAATGAACCTTTACGTTTACCTCCTTGATTAATCCAACGAGCCACCTCATTGTATGTTTTCATCATAGGTAACAAACCGTCAGATTCTCCACCAGTTCCTTTAATATAAGCACCTTTAGCACGAACATCATGAACATGTAATCCAATACCACCAGCCCACTTAGAAATCTTTGCAACGTCTTTGATTGTATCAAACAATCCGTCAATATCATCACCTTTGTTACCAATTAAGAAACAAGATGACATTTGTGGTCTACGTGTTCCCGCGTTAAATAATGTTGGTGTTGCGTGTGTGTAGAAGTGTTGTGATAGGTCGTCATAAATTCTTAACGCCATATCTAAATCACCTTTACAAATACCAACCGCAACTCTCATATAAAGGTATTGTGGTCTTTCAACAATTCTATCACCAATCTTTAAAAGATATGATCTTTCTAACGTTTTAATACCGAAATAATCAAAGTTTAAATCTCTGTCTATTGATATCGCACCGTCTAAAGACTC